CAGCTAGGACACTAGCACAGCTAGGACACTAGCACAGCTAGGACACTAGCACAGCTAGGACACTAGCACAGCAGGCACCTGAATAACTAAAGGATAACTAATGACTGACTTTAATGAACCTCAGTCTCTCACTGAGGAGGCTGAAGCACAGGGCATCGAGATCATGGAGTCTTCTACGACTCAGATTGAGGTTGACCCTGATATTGGAGACCCCCTTCTTCAGAACGAAAAGTCGGGGGAAGAACATAATGAAGAACAAGCTAATGGAACTGAAGGCCACGCTGATGATGTGGCTGTTCATGATCGAAATGAAGATCAAGAGAATCTTCAGGAAGAAGTAGACAAGCACGAAAAGGCTATTGATGCCGTGAAGACCTCCCTTAAGGAAAAGGGTGTTGACTTCAATAAGGCTGTCCGAGAATATCAGGAGAGTGGTAAGCTCTCTGATGAAACCGTTGCTGAACTTGAGAAGGCAGGTTATCCTTCTGAGGTTATCGAGGGTTTCATTGAGAGTCGAAAGGCTCTTGAATCTCGATTCACTGAAGCTGTTTATGATTCCGTAGGGGGTACTAAGGAGTACAATCGTATTGTCGATTGGGCATCCAAGAATCTCCCTCAGAAGACGATTGACTCCTTTAACAGGGCAATCGACAACAATAATCTTGAAGCTGTCTCCCTCATGCTTGAAGGCATGAAGTCTAAGATGGTTTCCAAGATGGGTACCGCTAATAAGTCTATTCATGGCGGTACGGCCACTCCTGTGAATCGTCCTAAGGGGTTTGCAAACAAATCTGAAGTGATCGAGGCTATGAGCGATAAGCGCTATGGCAGGGATCCTGAATACACCCGACAGGTCGAACAGAGAATGTGGGCCACTAGTGTCTAATTTTATTCAATAACAACAATCTTATAATTTTTCAAAAGGAAAATAATTAAAAATGGCTGCTCTTGCTGCTACTGGTATTTCTAATCCTGGTCAGGCTCTCTCTGCGGGCGATCGTGATGCACTCTTTATGAAGGTCTTCACGGGTGAAGTTCTGACTGCTTTCTCCCGCACCTCCGTTATGATGTCTCGTCATCAGGTTCGAACGATCTCGCACGGTTAAGTCTTGCTGTGCCTAAAGTTCTTTAACTTCTGGAAAGCTAAGGGGTAACTCCTACGCCAATCAGAAGCCAAGCCCTATCGAAAGAAGGGAAGGTTCAACGACTAGTTTTATAACGTAGGGTACCAAGTGGTACTCGAAATGGGAACAACAATTGCGTAAAAATATTAAAGAAGCTCTCGAAAGAGGCTGGAAGATTTGTGCTACTTGTGGACAGAAGAAACCTGTGGAGGATTTCTACATGCGCAAGGATAAGCAAAAGAATGGTGAAGAATATATTAGTATTCGGAACTCGTGTAAAGAATGTGTGAAAGCAAAGATCCGTCTTAATGCTACTGGATGGTCTCCTGAAGCCTACGAAAGGGCTTGGATCTTGCAAGGTGGTAAATGTGCTATTTGTGGGTGTGAGCTTGGCAGTTCACGCTATACAAAACCTGCGGCAGACCACGACCACAAAACAGGTAAACTACGAGGCATTCTTTGTTCGCAGTGTAATACTGCACTAGGTCTTCTTAAGGACTCTCCTTATAGATTAGAAAGTGCTATCCGATATTTGGAAGAGCATGGGAACAATTGTTAAGATATAGTCTGAACATACGGGAAACCGTATGCTGAATAGGATTCCACAGCATCCTATTTGGAGCATAGAGTAACGTCTATGTGAAACGTGAGGCATTGAAGAGTGCCTCGTTCGCTGTGATGGGCCGTACTCGTGCTAAGTATCTTGCTCCGGGTGACTCCCTTGATGACCAGCGTAAGAAGATGGAACACAATGAACGTGTCATTGCTATCGACGGTCTCCTTACGGCTGACTGCCTTATCACGGATATCGACGATGCGATGAATCACTACGACGTTCGAGTCGAGTATTCCCGCCAGCTTGGTGAAGCTCTCGCTATGAGCGCTGACTGCGCTATTATCAATGAGCTTGCCAATGAGGCCGCTAAGGACGCTAAGTCCAAGGATGGTAATATTCCGGACAATGGTGAAGATGCTGACAAGGTTCTCGGTACGGGTAAGGCCTTTGAGTTCGTTACGGGTCTTGCTGTCTCTCAGGAAGCTGATTATGGCAATAAGATCCTTGAGGGTCTCCTTGCGGCTCGTGCCCAGATGACGAAGAACTACGTCCCGCAGGGTGACCGCTATTGCCTTCTTACGCCTGAAGGCTACTCTGCTGTGATGAAGGCTCTCATGCCCGATGCCGCTAACTACCATGCTCTCTTTGATCCGAACACGGGCAAGCTCCAGACGATTTGCGGCTTTGAAGTCATTGAAGTTCCGCATCTTCTGAACGAGGGTGTTGATGGTAAGCATGCTCTTAATGCCAAGGTCAAGACTGCGGGTCTTCAGGGTATCGTGTTCCACCGCTCCGCTGTTGGTACGGTTAAGCTGAAGGATCTTGCTATGGAACGTGCTCGTCGTGCTGAGTATCAGGCTGACCAGATCATTGCGAAGTACGCGATGGGGCATGGTGGTCTTCGTCCTGAAGCCGTTGGTATCTTTGTTAAGGAAGCTCAAGAAGAATAATAGATGACCATTGAAGAAGTAAAGAAGGCTTACGAGACTACTTACTTCTGTCAGGTGCACAAGTGGGGGTACCAGCTTACCCCCGAGGAGGCTCAGAAACTGGGCCTCCTTAGTGCAACTGCAAAGCCTGTTAAGCCTCGAAGAACTGTCGAAAAGAATAACAACAAGGAAGAATAATGATTGTCACTCCTAGCACTGAACTTGATGCAGTGAATGAAATTTTGTCATCCGTAGGCTCTAGTCCTGTTAATTCTCTTGAGGATGATGCTAATGTGGATGTTCTGAATGCTGTAAGAATCCTTAAGGCTGTCAGTCAAGAGATCCAGTCTAGGGGTTACAGCTTTAACACTCTCACCAGTGTTACCTTGAAGCCTGACTCTTTTACTAACAAAGTTGCTTACGGTAGAGACTTCCTTAGGGCTGTCTCTACTAGCTATAAGTTCGTAAGTAGAGAAGGCTATTTTTATGATCTTGATTCAGGGGCTCTAGAGTTCCCTGAAGGCATTACTCTGGATGAACTTGTCAGGGAACTTCCTTTTGAGGAGCTTCCTCAGGTCTTCAGAAAGTATATTACTGTTAGAGCCAGTAGAGTATTTCAGATGAGGTACCTTACCTCTGCTGATATTGATGCACATCTTCAATTGGAAGAGAGTGCGGCTTATGCAGACATTGTAGACTATGAACTGACGGATGGTAATTACAACATCCTCAATGATGACCAGTTCATTAGCCAACAGACTCAGAGGAGCTAAACATGCCTCTAGTATCTCAAAGCATTCACTCATTCAAAGGTGGTGTCTCTCAACAACCTGACATCATCAGATTCCCCGATCAGGTAACTGAGCTTATCAACGGGTTCCCTAATGAAGTTGAGGGTCTCCAAAAGAGACCTCCGACTCTTGCAATCAAGCGTTTGTCCGACCGTGTTGATGCTACAAAGAAGAAGTATCATGTAATCAATAGAGACGAACAGGAAAAGTACATTCTCCAGATGGGGTCTGGGGAATACCAGATTTTTGATCTTAATGGTGTGCCTAAGACTTGCAAGTTTGAAGATGACGATTCCAAAAAGTACATCACCACTAGTGACCCTAGGGGCAAACTAAAGGCAGTTACTGTTGCTGACTACACCTTTGTCTTGAACACTGAGAAGGAGGTAGACGCTGTAGAAGGCGAGTCCCCAGCAGGCAAAAAGGATACTGCTCTAGTGTACATCAAGAATGCCCAGTATGCTAAGACTTACGCCATTTATGTCGAAGGTAAGTATATGTGCGGCGTCATTACCCCTGATGGTGGTGAAGCTAAGCAAGCTGTTCAGACTACTACTGCATTTATTGCAAGAGCATTGTATGCCCTTCTTAAAACCGGTAAGAAACCTGACGGGGGTAACCCTGACGTTGGTGGTACCTATGATGACCTATTGAATCAGGTGGGCGGTAGAGCTTCTATGGGTTACTCTAGGTCTAGTGCAAGCATGGGTTCCTATAACGTAGACCTAGTCGGTGACTCTGTTATTACGATTCAGTCTAATTCTGGTTGGGATCCTCCTAATGTCCTCGTTAAGGACGGCTTTGGTAACCAGAACGCTATTGCCTACATTGGTAAGGTTACGGCTGTTAATAAGCTCCCTCCGATTGCACCTGATGGTTACATCATGCAGGTGTCTGGGGAAAAGAACTCCGAAGATGACGACTTCTATGTAAAGTGGGATGACAAACATAAGGTGTGGAAGGAAACTGTTGCACCTAAGATTCCCACTAAGATTAACCCTAAGAATATGCCTCATGCTATTGTCAGGCAGGAGGATGGAAGTTTTCTTTTTAAGAAGCTCCCGTGGGTTGATAGAGGTGCTGGTAATGAAGACACTAACCCTGATCCCTCTTTCATTGGCAGGAAGATCAACGACATCTTCTTCTACCGTAATCGCCTAGGGGTAATCTCGGATGAGTCCATTATCCTTAGTGCAACCAATGACTTCTTTAATTTCTGGTTTAAGTCCTCTGCGGCTATTGCAGACACTGACCCTATTGACGTTTCTGTCTCCTCGAATAAGGTTGCCATCCTGACTCATGCTGTTCCCTTTGCTAGAGAGCTTATGTTGTTCTCCCGTGAAGGTCAGTTTGTGTTGTCTAGTGATGGTGTCATGACTCCTAAGAGTGTCAAGTGTGACCAAATCACTAACTTCGACTACGACACGAACGTCCAACCTATCGCTATTGGTCCCTCTATCTTCTTTGTGAATGAGCGAGTAAACTACTGTTCTATGATGCGTTACTACTCCTTGCAGGACGTAGCTGACCTCAAGGATGCCGAAGACGTAGCCGCACATGTACCTACGTACATCCCTAAGGGCATCACAAGACTCTCTGGGAACACCACGGAGAATGTAGTTACGGCTATCTCTTCCACTACCCCTAATATCGTATACTGTTATAAGTTTATTCTTGTTAATGCCACTAGTGAACAGCAGGCTTGGTTCAAGTGGGAATTTGCAAACAAGAATTCTGAGGTTCTCCTAGCGGAGTTTGTTGACTCAGAGATTTATCTTCTTATCAACTCTCCGAATGGTCTGTATTTGGAGAAAGCTCTGTTGACGGGTAATGCTGTTGATTTCCCTGATGAGCCTGTAAGGCTCTTTATGGATCGTAAGAAGAAGTATGTCATCCCTCAGTCTAATAAGTACAGTGACTATGAGGATTACACTGAGGTATCTCTTATGGATATCTACGGTGCTATCCCGTCTACTAAGGATCATAAGTATTTCATTGTTACTAAAGACGGTTACGTTACTGAGGTTACTGACTGGGATTCCAATGGTGTCTTTAGACTACAAGGGGACATGAGGGGTGTTGAGGTGTTTGTGGGTCTTACCTACAAATTCTGTGTAACTCTCTCTAAGCAGGCCCTCAAGAGGAATACGGATACTGGTGGTGTTATCTCCGAGATTGAAGGTAGACTACAGCTTAGGTACTTCTGGTTTAACTATAGTAACTCTGGTGTATTTGAATGCAAGGTTGATAACGACCTTAAGGCAAAGCACTTTAAGTATAGGTTTACTGGTAGGAACCTTGGAGAATCTCCGACTATCTTGGGTGCTAACAAGGTTTACACGGGTAAGTTTAAGTTCCCGATCCAAGACAATAATGATGAAGTAGTCATTACTGTATGCTCCGATAACGTCCAACCTGTTAACCTTATTTCTGGTGGTTGGGAAGGTCTTTACATTAGAAGGAATAGTAGCGTATGAAGTTGAAACCCTTAACTCCTGAGCAGAACAATTTGCTTTGCGACATTGCAATCCATGCTATGGAGAGTTGTGTCTGTAATGAGGTTGAGATCCCCATTGAACATTTTGTTTATGAAGGGGTGTATTACAGAACCTGTTTTATCCCTAAGGATGTAGCTATTATTGGAGCTTACATCAAGATCCCTACTACTGTAATTGTCAGTGGGGATTGTTATGTTACCCTAGGGAATACTGTAGGGAGGCTTAAGGGTTACAACGTCATTCAGGCTGAGAGTGGTCGTAGGCAAGCCTTTAGGGCACTTGAAGACACGCACATTACGATGTGCTTTAGGACTGATAAGGTTGACCTAAGGGAATGCGAGAAAGAGTTTACTCCAGAGTGGATGCTATTAACAACTAATAGAAAGGAATTGATTAAAGAATGAGTGGTGTCGTAATCGGTGTTGGTGCCGCTGTTGGTGCAGTAGTTGGTGGTGGTAGTACATTGTACAGTGCTTCAAAGACTAATCGTAATCAGATTAAGGCTTTTAAGAAGCAGATGTATTACATGCAACTTAATTACAACTACAATCAAGCCGCTCTGAATAGACAAGAGCGATCCCTTTATGACTCTGCTGTAGGCAACCTTTTCAACATGTCGGTGAGCGCTTTCCAAAATCAATCACAAGTTGAGGCGGCTCAGGCTGAATCGGGTGTGGAAGGGAGGACTCAAGATAAACTTGGGCAGGTTATTAGAGGTACAAATCTTAGACAGCAGACTGCTCTAAAGGAATCTTATGAGGTTGATGTGTGGAACGTTAGGTCTCAAAAGGAGGCTCTCTACATTGAGACTAAGAACGCTGTAGAGCAAGCTAGAGACAACCTATCTAATAGCTTTATTAAGGGCTCTAAACTGTATGCACAGCTCTTCCAAGGTGTTACTACAGGTGCCGCTTTGGGTGCCGCTACTGCAGGTATTGGTAGTGCCGTTGGTGGTGCTCTTGGAGGGGCTACTGCGACTCTTGCAACTGAAACCACCGCAACTGGAGCTTTGGGGGCGTCTGCAGGTATTGGGGGTGCAGGAGCTGTTAACACTTCCCTAGGTGCAGGCTTCCTGTCTTCTTATGGTGTTGCGGCTAATAGTGCAGTAGCTGGAGGAGTTACTACTGCCGCTTCTACGGGCCTGTCCTCAGGGGCACTGGCAGGTATTGGCGGGGCAGGTGCCCTTGCCTCTACTGGTATGAGCGGAGCGTCCTCTAGTGCGTCTATTGCATCCAATACTGGTGGTAACATTCTTGGTAACGTAATGGCTAATTACCAACAGTATAAGCCCTATGTTGACTTCATTCAACAGTGGTCTAATTATTATAATTCTAATGTACTACCTAGAGAACGAGGAGGTTACTTTTACTAATGGCTTATAAGAATAGTGCAGGGGCTTCCTCTGCTAAGCAAGAGTTCTACAATTGGAGCTATTTTAGTCAGGGCATGACTAAGCTAGGGGAGGCTAAGGGTGTTCAGGTTAACATTAAGGATCGCCTTAAGCCTCCTCAGGAAGAAGTTGATTGGTTGTCTACTGTTGCGGAAGGTGCTAAAAAGCTGGGTACTGTAGCGGACGCTTATAAGGAAAAGGCTTTTAAGCAAGCTGATGAGTATCTGCGTACTCACTCCCTTGAGGAGTACCAAGAGGACGTTAAGAATAATAACATTCCCTTCCAGTATGACCCTGTTTCCATGTCTAGACTCAAGTACCAGCACGGTAAGTTGGCTTTCAGTCTTGCAGAACAGGACTTCCAAGATAGAGTAAACAGGAACGAATTTAACGGAAAGTCTCCTGAAGAGGTAGATGCAGAGTATTTCAAGCATGTCCGTAAGGCCATGGAGGATGTTAGAGACTCCTTTGGTTATGACATTAATGAAGACTCTTGGTTCTCTAAGGGTTTCTATGCGGATAGTCCTGAAAGTAGACAGAAGATTCTGTTGCAGAACATCCAGTCTAACAACAAGTGGTCTGTGGAACAGGCTAAGCTTGTTGATTTGGCGGATGTTAGGGGTGCTGTTAATGACCTCTCTAAGAATGCAAACTACGTTGTAGGCACTATCCTCGATGTCTTTGATGGTGAAAAGAACCCCAAGCTTGCCCACTATTCCCCTGCAGATAAAGCAACTATGGTCTCTGGACTTCTTGAGGACATTGCAGGTAGAGAAGATGGTGTCTATATCCTACAGCAATTGGAGAACTGGAAGCCTTACTTTCTTGACGGTAAGAGCTCTGTAAGGGATATGGTAGGCGCTGTTGCTTGGGACAAAGCTCTCAAGACCGCTAGTAATGCCGCATGGAAGGCTGATGCTGAAGCTTGGACTTATCAGGCTCTTAAGGTTGACAATTGGGTAGCTAATGGCGATACAGGTTCTATCGAGCAGGAGCTTGCTCTTGCACAGGACAGGGCAGGCGGTGTTGTAAGTGCTGAAGTAGAGTACCTCACTAGATCACTACAAAGCGCTAGGGATCAACAGAGAGCCTTGATTGCTAAGAACACGGCTAACTCAATTGATGCTCTTAAGGAAGAAGGTAGATCACTCAACGCGAATTACTATATTGAGTCCATGCTTAGGGGTCTTCCGACTAATCCTGAGAATGTCGTAGGGACTACTAAAGAGCATATTGATAGAGAGTTCATGTTTGCTGTTCAGGATGGGCGAATCACTGAAAATGACATCCTAGAAATGGCCTGTAATCCCACTGGTGGCTATAACCCTGCCTCTAGCTATCTCAGTAAGGTAGGTAACAATGTTGTTAGGGCTATTAAGGCTGACATTCTATCCCTTGAGAACTCTAATGCCGCTAGTATTGAAAAACCTGCTTATCTTGATAAGATGTATAGCTTTTATGTGTCTAACCCTAAGCAGTTTGCTACAGCTTTTGGTGGTATGGGATCCTATGATATGGACGTTCTCCTTGCAATGATGAACGCAAACCAACTTGGGATGACCTATAACCAATGTGTGAGTGCCCTCAAGCAACAGAAGAAGCTAGGTGAAACTAGGGAAGGTCGACAGGAGCAACAGAGGATCTACGACAATCTAGCCAAGGATGCTAAGGGAGATTTGTACTCTCAAAGCTACATGGTTAATAGGACTTATGCTTACATGAATGTTGGCATGTCTAGAAGGGACGCTATGGATAGATCCAGAGAGGATCTTGACAAAGAAACTATTTCTATTGATGACTCTAGGGTACCCTCAAAGCTCTTCATGATTAAAGGTGTCAGACCTGAGGCTACTAGGGATTGGTTTGAGGAAGAAGTAACCAATAAAATCAAAACCCTTAAGAAGGACGCAAAAGAAGGTGTCATTAAAGGGTACAATCCTATGACGGATTCTTTTGAAGTTGTTGACGCAGACACTAGGTCTCTACTGGCTAGATGGGATAGAAAGAGTATTCATGAGGGCTTTATGAAGTATATTGATGAACAATCTAGAACTAAGGTTGAGCCTCTTGGTGTTGTTGATAAGCTAGTCAGAAAGGCTGTCCATAACGTCAAGGGTTATACAGAATACCTTAATAAGGAGGACTAATGCCTATCTTTCCCGATGCTTCTCCAGAAGATCTTGGGTGGAAAACCGTTAACCCCGGTCTTTATTTTACAGATAAGTTTGTCGTCGCTAGAGGTCTCACAGGTTCTGAAGAAAAGGAATACGAAGAAGCGCATAAGAAGCCAAAGCCTGAAGTTGGTTTTGTAGGCGGCCTTACTAATGAGTGGGGCGCTGTAGAGATCAGAAAGGCTTACGGGTATGAGGAAGGTCTTGCTCAAAATACTTATGTCCCAACAGATGAAGAGCGTTGGGATGCTCTTAAGCAACTAGGCTATAATCTAGATAGGTATAGAGCAGTCCTCAAGGGAGCTTCCTCCAGTGAGGACTTTAAGAGTAACCTTGAAGTAATTAAAAGCGTACAGGAGTATAGAGATGCTCAGGGACAAGCAGGTCTTTGGAACAATCTTGTATCTGGTACTGGTGCTATGTTTGGCGATCCTCTTACCGCATTGCCTGTTTTTGGCTCTAGTAGCGCTATTGGTAGGATTGGATACGGCGCCGTAATGGGTGTTGCATCTGGACAGCTTAATAACTATTCCTCTGGTGATGATAATGATGCTCTTATGGATATGGCCACAGGTATGGCCTTTGGTGCATCCATTGAGGGTATCGCTAGAGCAACTAAGTTTAAGGATGATGCTACTAAGCTAGGGGATGCCTCTAGACGTGCCCGAATGTATGCAGAAAAGATCTCATCGGGCGTTAATGACGTCTTTAAAGAAACTAAAGCATCTAAGGTATTCAATAGTGCTCTTAAGAGCCTTGAGGAGAAACTCCCTACAATTACCGTTCAAGGTGCCATTGATAAAGTAAAAACTGATGGTAGTGCTGGCAAAGCTGTAAGAAAGATTTGGGACTCTCTAGGTAAGACTGAGAGAGGCGATAGGACTACTTTCAAACAGTTCAATAATGCTGAGACTACTCGTACAGCTGAGGAAGCTAGAGACTTCTATAGAAAGAATGGTGAGCGAGATGTAGACATCGTAGCAGATGACATTCTCAAACTCCTTGATTCGACCAGAATGGATCGTGACGATCTTGATGAAATGATTCGTAGACGAAGAGACGGTTATACAACCGATCTTGACGGTAATGAATTGTTTGAAGAGATCGTTGAACGAATGGGTGCATTCTACGGTAAGTGGGGTGATATGGCTCAATCTAGGGGTATGATTGGTGAGACGGATGCTATGAGGAAACTTAAGGCAACTGGTGACATCGAATATGGTAAGCCCCTTGCTAGATCCGCTGTGTCTAATGATAAGTTCGAAAGCCACTGGCTTAGCAAGAACAAGGTGTCTGACTTCCTCAACACCTTTACAGGCTCCTATGGGGAGAAAGTAAATAAAGCACGGGCACGTGTCTACAAGCTACTTCTTAGAACTCTTGAGGATCCTGAGTACACTAAGCTCCTTAGGGCTAGATATGAAGAAGAACTGGCGGCTAAGGCTAAGGATACTCCTGCCAAGGACACTAAGGTTAAGGTGTCCACCGATCAGGAGGATTTTACTGCTTGGGTTAAAAAGAAGGCTTGGGACGATTCCTTGGGCTATGTGGATCAATCAGAGGCCATCAAAAAGGGTCTTATGAATGACCCTAAGGGTGAAGGCGTGCCACACAACTACCAACACGAACGAACCCCTTGGAAATTCACTATTAAGGATAATGATGGGTTCTCTATTAGTAGGCTTCAGACAAACATTGTAGAAACCATGAACGGATACAATATGCGTATATCTGGTGACATGGGCCTCAATGACGCCTTTGGTGTTAAGAGCTTCAAGGAGTTCTCAGACATCATGGATAAGCAACTAGGGGAGTACCTTAAGGAGACCTCTGTTGACGAGCGAGATCTTCAGGCTAAGGCTTTTAGGGCTTACCTATCGGACTACTATGGTAGATCAGGTATGGATAACGAAGATGCTTCTTCTTGGGGTAATGCAGTTGCGGACGCTCTTAGGTACTTTACACTATTCACTCATAATTCCTTTATGGGTGCCCTTAACCACTTTGAGATTGCTGAGGGTATTAAAGAGTTTGGTGCTTCGTTCTTCTTTAAGTCTATTCCGGGTATGCCTGACAAGATCAAGGATTGGTCTAAGGGTGGTATGACTAAGCAGGAAAGGGATGAGTTCCGAGATATGGCCTTCGGTAAGGAGGTTAGAGTAAGAGGAGCTTGGACTGAGATCTACGATAGAAACCTAGATAAGTTTGGAGGAGATAAGTATAAGGCTAGATTGGTTGCGGGTACGCAATGGCTAGCTACTAATTCACCTTTTACTAAGTATCTCAATAAGTCCCAAGATACCATTGTGTCTACAGCTCAGGATGTCTTTATTGGACAATTTGCTAGACATGCTCATGGTATGAAAGGAAAGGTTGCCTTCCTAGATGGTAAGACCCTTAATAGGCTCAATATCAATACTAAGGACTTTGCTGATTTCACTAAGGCTTTTAAGGAGGCTACTGAGATCGACAAATTTGGTAGGATCAGAGTAAAGCCTGATGTATACGACTCGATTATTGCAAACGATGTAAAGAGCATGACCATCATGCGTAGACTGGGTGACTATGTTGCCTCTGAGGTTATCCAGAGACAGAGTCTAACTGATGCCTATATGTGGAGAGGTTCTAAGAATTCCCCAATTCTTGGATTGCTTACTCAGTTTAAGAGCTTTGCTATTAGATCTTATAACAAGAGATTGGCTAAGAGTGCACTTAGGTTTGAAGAGGGGGATGCCGCAGGTCAAGCTATGACTTGGCTTGTTTCGGGTGCCCTTGGTGCTTTGTCTACTCTTGGTCAGACCTTTGCTACTGCTTCGGGTATGAATGATGAACAGAGAGAAAATTACTTTGAACGAGTATTCGGTGTCTCTGATTTGAGGGATGCAGATTGGACTACTATCCTGAATGTTGGTATTAACGGTATGAGTAGGTCTAGTATTCTAGCTATGCCTGCTATGCTTGCTTCTCTTGCAGGGTTTAATACTGGCATTAAGTCCACTGCCGATCAAGGCTATATCCTAGATGAAGAGGCTGAGCACTTGAATTTCAACAGCTTGCTTGCAAACATTCCTGCGGCTCAAACTATTACAGGCCTCTATAATCTTCAGGCGGACACTAGAAACCTGTTTAATGCAGGAGTCCTAAATGAAGATGACTATACAGAAGGTGATAGAGAGAGATATGCAAAGTCTTTCGGCAGAAGTTTGAAAGCTGTAACTCCGAATGCACCCTTTATTCAGCAATCTTTGATTAACTACATTACAGATCAAGAAGATAATTAACTAAATGACTTCTACTATTGCTAACTATCAGGGCAATGGGTCTACTACAGACTTCAATGTGCCCTTTGATTATCTAGCAAAGAAGTTTGTGAAAGTCACCGTAGACTCCCGAGAGAAACTTGGGGGTGACTACGGTGACACCACTAAAGACTACTTCTTTGTAGATAAGACTACCATTAGATTCAACACAGCTCCCGCTAGTGGTACTGAAATCATTATTCGCAGATATACGTCTGCTACTGACCGTATTGTGTCCTTCAAGGATGCTTCGGTTCTAAAGGCTAAAGACCTTGATGCGTCTGCAATTCAGACTATCCATATTGCTGAAGAAGGTAGAGACATCATCAATGATGCACTCATTGTAGACAAGGAAGGCAATTGGGATGCTAGGGGGCACCGCATTGTGAATGTTGGTGATCCTATTGACGACAACGATGCGGTTAGCCTTAAGTTCTACAAAGATGATGCTAAGGGTGCCTATCAGGCTAAGCTAGATGCTGAGGCCGCTAGGGATGCCGCTAAGGTCTCTGAGACGAACGCTAAGGCTTCTGAAGTTAATGCTAAGGAGTCTGAAGTCACCGCTAAGGCTTCTGCGGGTACTGCAGTATCTGCGGCTAAGCATGCTGATGCCGTCAAGACGGAGAACCAAGCAATCCTTGAAGAGGCTCGACAGCTCCAAACCGATATTGAAACCTCTGAGAGAAATGTCTATGAGAATTCCGTAATTGCTGCTCAAAAGGCTGATGAAGCTAAGGTGTATGAGAGGAACGCTAAGGTCTCTGAGACGAACGCTAAGACTTCTGAGGTGAGTGCCTCTGAGAGCGCTTCCTTGGCTAAGGATTGGGCTACCAAGACTACTGGTACTGTTGATGACTCTGAATACTCTGCTAAATACTATGCTAATAAAGCTAAGGGCAGTGCTGATGCAAGTAACGCTACTCTTGCAGAAGTCAAGACTGAAGGCGCCAAGCAGATAAAAGCAATTACTGATACCGCAACCACTGAAATTAGTAAAATCACTAGTGAAGGGGGAAAGCAGGTCGGTCTTGTCACTGCTGAAGGTACTAAGCAGGTTACTAGAGTTACGACTACAGGTAACCAGCAGGTATCTGCAGTTACTGCTGAGGGTACTAAACAGGTTAACCTAGCGAAGGCTCAGGTTGCCTTGGCTACCCAAGAGGTCACTAAGGCTAAGGAGCAGGTTAGCCTCGCTACTCAACAGGCTACGCTAGCTACTACTAAGGCTTCTGAGGCTGAAGACAGTGCTACTAGTGCTTCACAGTCTGCTACTGCGGCTGATGCCAGTGCTAATAGTGCTAGTGCTTCTGCGGGTACTGCTACGACTCAGGCTACTAATGCGAGTAACAGTGCCAAGGCGGCTAAGCTCTCTGAGGACAATGCGGCTCTCTCTAAGACTGCGGCAGGTACCTCTGAGACGAACGCTAAGGCTTCTGAAGTTGAAGCTAAGAGACAAGCTGATCTCGCTAAGGGCTATGCCAATCAAGCCTCTAGTGGTCAGGTTAATGCGGACTGGGCTGAGACAGACACTACGTCTAAGGCATTCATCAAGAACAAGCCTACGCTCGGCGCCCTTGCGTCCAAGAACAGTATTGCTTACAGTGAGATCACTGGTACTCCTCCTAAGCAAGATCTTAGTGGTCTTGCTACTAAGGAGGAACTTCAGACGGGGCTTGCCAGTAAGGCTAACACTAAGCATACTCATACTGTAGCTGAGATTACCAACCTGAATAGTACGCTCTCTGGGTACGTCACTACTGCTACTCTGACTGCAGGTCTTGCTAAGAAGTTGGATATTACGACATTTAACGGGTTCGTTGATTATGGGGATTTAGGTAGTCCCTAAGGTGAACTATGGCAATTAAACAAAGAAAACAAGTAACCGGTACTACTGAACAGATCAACGCCTATGCTGGTGTTGAGGGTCAGTTGGTATGGAATAAGACAACGAAGCAATGGGTAGGTATGAGTGGTACCGCAGGTACTAACTATCCTATGGCTTCTGAACGTCATCAGCATAGCATTGCTAATGTAACTGATCTTCAGAAAACGCTTGATAGTAAGGCTACCAAGACGGAACTCACTACGGGTCTTGCAGGCAAAGCTAACAAGGACCACACTCATACGGTGTCTCAGATTACGGACATGCCTAAGGTCGTCCTTAGTGTGAATGGACAGGCTCCCAATGATGACGGTAATATTTCCCCGTCCCAGACAGGATGCTTGCCGCTAACAGGAGGGACTCTAACTGGTGGCGTTGGGCATTCAATTTTGGACGTCTCGGAAACGTCAGGGACAGTAACTTTGACTGCCAACCGTATTCATAAAATGAATATTTCAGGCGCTACGACATTCTCGCTTCCTGCGGGTAATGCCAGCGTGTTCACTCAAATTAAAGTGATGGTTAATGTTACTGGAACTCCGTCGATCAATTGGGGAACTAGTAGATTTTTCAATAAGAAAGTACCAAGTATTGCGGAGGGTCAGTACGATTTTTATTTTGACTATGATCCTACGGCTAATGCTTGGGTTGCGGGTGCTGTACCGAAGGGGGTGGCGTAATGTTGGGGCTTTGGAGTAAAGGGTTGATTGCGTCAAACGATAAGGCAGGAAATGGTTATCTCATTTTTATGGATAATTCAGGAAGTAAGCTGGCCGCTACAGAGTCTTACGTTTTATATACAAGAGATTTTCGATCCTATAAAGTTACCAAGTTGGAGAGTAATGTCTCGTATTTAGCATCGACCGTTTTGAATGGGCAGACGTTGGTTTGGATGCGTACCTACAAAGGTAGTTACACGAACTCTTACAATAGTCAAAGTAAATACGAGGATGTAATTTATAAAGTTAATGAAGACTTGAACTTTGAAACTGTTTTGAGCGGAAGGATTGCGGCAGAAAGCTCTGTTGTAGCGAACTTAAACAACAATACGCCTGGCTTTGCGTCGAATGGCATGTTGTGTATCGGATCAGAGCGATACCGATCCGGAGGTAAAGCATATAGCTCGTCGGATTTTATAAACTGGAGCTTGTTGCCTGGGCATTCAGGAGACCAAGTTTCAACCCCGTTGTATAAAGATGGAGTGTTTTACGTAGTTAGTGGGACAGGGGACAGTAATTGCGTGGTCATGAGATCGCATGACGGTATCTCGTGGAGTAACAGTAATGTCCTCGGTTACAGAAGCGCTGGCTTCACTAAGTATCTGGACGCTTGTGATTCGTTTTTCATTATCACGGCGGGAAACTTCACAGAAAACGATAGAACAACTCTATGCTCAGTATCTTCCGACGGCGTACAGTGGGTAGACCGAAACCTCCCGATTTCAATGGCCGCCTACCCCATCGCAGGAAAGGACTTCGTTCTTTTACATGAAGTCTACACAAGCAACTTCGTAAAAGTAACCGATCTTGACTCCTTTTCAACTGTCTCGCCAACGTTTGACGGCGAGCCTTACAACTCTATCAGCAACGATAATGTGGATCATACCTTTAGTTCAATCGACGGTGGTGAACGAATAATCGTCATCCCCTATGCGGGGGGAAAAGTATATGCGTCATCCGATGGTGTGACCTTTACGAGCATTGGTGAAATCCCTTTAAGTTTAAAGCCGGGTGAGAGCATTATTCCATCAGGTGTTTGCAAAGGCATTCTGGAGCTGTGATATGAATGAATTCTTGGAAATTTATTTTCGAGGAAAGCAATTTGATTGCTGTCATCTTGCGAACAAATATCTGCGGGAGGTCGTAGGTTTAGATACTCGCTCTGATGAGGTTTCGCGCAACTATGACATTCGCACGGAAGAGCAGTATATTTGTGAAGGACTTGTAGCAAACGGAATGGTTGAGTTACCTCTTGGCTCAGAATTTCGACAAGGCGATCTGGTTGTTTACGCGGCCGATTTCGGGAGATTCTGTGTTGCAACGTGCGTTGACGGCGTAACAGCTCTTGTTATGAAACGAAAATCTATGCTAACTCACATTGAGAGAATCGAAAATAAGAAACACCATTTTCGACATATGTCGCTAATTACCAAAGAAGGCGGAAGTAATGACTAAGAAATATGCAAAGATTCTAGAGGACGGCGGAGTTCTTTTTGCACCGCGGGATTTCGCAGGCGTGTCGAACTGGATCGAAGCTGAGGAGGCGGTGCTCGCTGAAGGGTTCTACCCAGTTGAAGACTGTGATCCGCCGAGTGGGATGACGCTCAAAGGCTACGTTCTCAAGGACGGCGTGATCACGCCAGAGTTTGAGCCTAGCTATGTGAAGCAACGTAGGGCGGACTACCCTCCCATCTCTGAACAGCTCGACATGCTGTATTGGGACAAGCACTATGGTACTGAAATTTGGTACGACACAATCTCTGCAATCAAAGAGAAGTACCCTAAGCCTACTACTTTCAGTAAAACGGTCAGACCTATAGGGCTTGATAAAGTGGGTATCCCCTAAGATACTCGTTTAGATTAACTATAGTGCCACGAGAGGTGCACTCTAAACTACCTCTCAGAATGCTAGGCTTTTCAGTAGCTATAGCCTTAGAGTATTCTAGTTTAACCTAAGCTACTAATCTATAACTCTAGCTATATGCTATAAAGGAAAATAATCATGGCTGAATTTGCTTCTAAAGGTGTCGCAGGTGCTGGTCTCGGTACTGGTATCGCAGGTCTAGCCCTTGGTGTTCTTAATAGCTCCGCTAATGGCAACGGTCTCCTTGGTGGTCTTCTTGGTGGTGGCAATCAGCACATGATCTCTACTCTTCAGGCTGAGAATAGTCTGCTTAAGGCTGAGAACTACTCTGATAAGAATGCCAAAGAAGTCTATATGCAATCTCTTACGGATAATCGTAGACTTCGTGATGAGACTTTTGCATTCGTTAAGCCTCTGGCTGATGAAGCTGCTAATAACAGAGTTGAACTTGCTAAGCTTCAAGCTGAGCTTAAGTGTTGCTGTGAAAAGCAAGAGCTCCGTGAACAAATTGTTCTTGGTAAGGTTAATGAGCTTGCCCTTACGACTCAGGCGAAGTTCGGCTGTATCGATGGCACTATCGCTAACATGATGGGTACTCTTGGTCAGATCACGAGCACGATTGTTCCTATCAGCGCTGTCTGCCCGACTCCGATGGCTAAGTACAATTCGTGGACTGCTCCTACGAATACTCCTGCTGCTGGTGCCTAAAGGTTAGTGTATGAAAATCAGTTTGAGTAAGATCTCTCAAGTTCTACCTGAGTTTGTTGATACTCGGCTGATGCCTAGTGCTCCTTCCACGATGAAATGGATTCTTGGAGGGGGTACGTTCCTTGTCCTGCATCAGGCAGATACCCTCATCGGTAAGTATCTGCCTATGCTCAAGCAGGTGGGTATCGTCGATGAAAGCAACAGACTCGACATTGATGTTGCTAAGGGTTTTATCAACAGTGCGTTCGATAAGAGCGGCGCTGTTGAATACCTCGGGTTTAAGTTTGATAAGTCCGATGGTGAAGCACTAATTAATATTATGGAGAAATACAAAGATGATTGATGAAAAGTGGGAAGATAATGTTTTTATGATGGCCAAGCATAAACTTCTTGAAGCTATTGAGAAGCGTAACAAGGAGTCTTATCATACCGAGGGAGACATCCGAGCCTATAAGGATGCCCTAAAGGCTTTGTACTACCTCATTAGCATTGAGAAGAGCAAGTAATTCAGGGGTTTCAGTAGTCCTAAAGGACTTACGCACAGTAATTACCGTAGGACTACTGAACCTATCTAACAGACTAAGTAAATGAATATACAAGTTTATTGGGATGGAAATGTAGGTGCCTGTGAGTATGAGAACCATAAGGCATTCTTTACAACGAAACCCGACATTCCTACGGTTACCTTTGATGTCATCGTATATAGTGAAGACAACAACGTAACGAAGAAGATTTACGCTAATATTACTAGTGATCTTACTTCTGAGGAAGTTACTGCCGTAAAGCAGTTTGCTAATGCGCAGTTCACGGGTAAGAGCAACACTAATTAAATAACTAAATACAATATGGAACTGGAAGTAATTAAGAAAGATGGTACCCACGAAGGCTGGGATTGGGATAAGATTGAAGTAGCTATCAATAAGGCCGCACAGAGGGCTAACGCTACGTACTCTGAGTATGACATTGGTAAGATTAGGGGCTATATCGAGAGCCTTGTCTACAGCAACTATGACGAGGTGCCTACTGATAAGCTTCACTCTATTGTCATTGAAGCTCTTTGTAAGTACGTACCGAAGATCGGAGAATCTTATAAGGAATTCAGGGACTATAAGAACACCTACGCTAAGGCTTTCGAAGCTGTTAAGAATGAGGCTGACACTGTTCTCCTTTTGGGAGACAAGGAAAACGCTAATTTCGATAGCTCCCTTGTGTCTACCAAAGGCTCCCTCATTAAGGGCTACCTGACTAAGCAACTGTACAAGCAGTTCTACCTTACTAAGGAAGAGAAAGAGGCTACTAAGGTCGGTAAGTATTACATCCATGACCTTCGAGATATGATCTTTGGTTCCATCAACTGTTGCCTCTTTGACATGGCTACTGTTCTTAAGGGCGGCTTTAGTATGTCCAATGTCACCTATACGGAACCTACGAGTGTCCTTAGTGCCCTTCAGGTGATTGGTGACATCACCCTTGTAGCTACTGCACAGCAGTTCGGTGGATTCACTATCCCTCAGATTGACAAGACGCTTCTTCCGTATGCTAAGAAGACCTTTGATCGTGCTTATGAAGAGTACCCGAGCGTATTCAGTGACACGGAGCGTATGGCTTACAACGCTGTGAAGCGTGAGCTTGAACAGGGCTTTCAGTCTCTTGAACTGAAGCTCAATACTGTTCCGTGTTCTCGTGGTGACTTTGCGTTCACTACGCTTACCTTCGGTGAGTGGAGCAACAAGCTCCCTGAACACGACAAGAAGCTCCTTCAGATGATTTGTGAGACTATCCTTGAGACCCGTATGAAGGGCCATGGGGGTAAACAGGTTGTATTTCCTAAGCTCGTGTACCTCTACGATTGGGAGCAACACGGCAGTGACGAGCATGCTGATGTGTTCGAGAAGGCTGTTGAATGCTCCAGTAAGTGCATGTACCCTGATTTTCTAGCTATTAACGCTCCTAATGGCACTGTGTCTGAAACCTACAGGGCGTCTAATAAGCAATGCGTAATCCATCCGATGGGATGCAGGGCGTACCTAACTCCTTGGAAGGATCCTGAGACTAACGAGTATGTGTCCGTTGGTCGATGCAACATTGGTGCCGTGTCTCTCAACCTTCCGTTGATCTATAAGGCATCTAAGGGTGACTTCTGGAATGAACTTAGGGTGAACCTTGAACAGGTTCGAGGGTTCCTTAAGCGTCGCTATGAGATGCTCAAGCATGTCAAGGCTAGTACGAATCCTATGGCATTCTGTCAGGGAGGTTTCTACAAGGGCTTCCTTAATCCTGAAGATGAAGTTGGTGAGCTTACTAAGTACATGACCGCATCTTTTGGCATCTCTGCCTTGAATGAGTTTGCTATTCTCTTTACTGGCGGTAAGGATCTTCAGACTCCTGAGGGACAGAAGGCGGCTAAGGATGTAGTTAAGTTCATCTACGATGTAGTGCAGGAGTTTAAGAAGGAAGACGGCTATCTCTATGCACTCTATGGTACCCCTGCAGAGTCCCTTTGTGGCACTCAGATGACTCAGTACCATGAGTATTGTGCAAAGAATAACCTTAAGGATGAATTTGAAGGTAAGGAATATTTCACCAATTCCTTCCATATCCATGTGTCTGCCGACATTACTCCCTTTGAAAAGCAGGATCTTGAGTTTGAGCTTTTCCACCTTATTGAGGGAGGCCACATCCAGTATGTCCGTATTGACAACCCTGAGAATAAGCTGGCTCTCACGAGCACGATCCTTCGAGGTATGGCTCATGGGTTCTATCAGGGTGTGAACTTTGATGCGGCTTACTGTGAGGATTGTCATCAGCATAGCTTTAACGTGGGTAATACGTGCCCCTATTGTGGTTCTAGTAACCTGTCTGTCATCTCCCGTGTCTGTGGTTATTTGGGTTACTCTAACATCAACGGTAACTCCCGCATGAACGATGCTAAGATGGCAGAAATCAAAGACAGGAAGAGCATGTGATGGAATTGCTAGTTCAAAGCGCTATAACCATACTCCTACTGGGATTTAATATAGGCGCAGTGGGTCTAGTGGTATTTGTTTGCCTATTATGCTACAAATCTATTAAAGACTGCATAGAAGGGAAAGGTTAATGAAAGAGGATAAAGAATAAAATGAAGAATACTATGGAAGATCAAACCAAAGAGCTTATCGGAAATCTGCAGAAGGAACTTGGGATTTGGTTCCAGAAGACGCACTGTAGAAATGGGGAGGATACCTTGCAACTGCCCGAGGATTACGCATTATTGTATGACAAGTGTATTGTTGAAGAGTTCTGGGAACATCGTGAGGAGCGTATTAATACCCCTAACGACATGAAGGAACTCTGTGATCTTATCTGGGTGTGCGTGCAGTACGCCAATGCTTGTGGATACGACCTTGAAGCCGGCATGCGTGAACTGCTTAAGGAGTATTCCAGTAAGTTCTATGACAGTGATGGTAACTATAATCCTCAGTTCAGAGAAGACGGTAAGCTCCTAAAGGGCACTGGGTTCAAGAAAGCTAACTTTGAGCAGTTCTTTGACGAATGAACCCCCTTGATGAGGAATCGGGTAACATAGCAGAGAACATAGCACAGGTAGCTCCTTCGTTGGCAGTATCCAGTGCTGTGATTCTCGGGTTACCCCTTAGTGATTGGGTGTACGTCATCACAATTATCTATACTTTTGTTGGTATCTGCACAATGATTAAAAAGCATTGGGTAGAACCTTGGTTAGAAAAGAGAAGAAAGGAAAAGAACAATGGACTATAAAGGACTTGAGAGCCTCCTAGGGAACATCCATGAGGAGATGCTCCAGAACATGCTTAATGACCTTAGGAACCCCGATAAGAGGTCTCCACAGCTCTACAATGCAATCATTAAGGAACTTGAACGTAATGGTATTGACTGTGTCCCTAAGGCTGGAGACGGTGAAGAGAATGCGCTCAGTAAGCTCCTGAAGGCTACTAGGGAGAACTTCGAGAATTCCTACAGAGGAGACATGAGTGTTAACTGAGAAAGAAGCTAAAGCTCTACTCCCTTACTATGAGAACTTCCCTCTCTTTACCTCTTTGGTTTGGAAATCTATCGGGTTGCCTTCTCCTACAACTTTGCAGGTAGACATCGCAAAGCTACTCCAGAACCCTCCTAGTGACCGTATGATCCTTATGGGTTTCCGTGGTGTAGCCAAGTCATTCATTACGTGTGCATACGTTGTCTGGAGTCTCTGGAGAGATCCTCAAACTAAGATCATGGTGGTGTCTGCCAATAAAGAACGAGCAGACGCTAATGCTACGTTTATTAAGAAGATCATTAATGAACTGCCCTTCTTGAACCACTTAAAGGCTAGAGAAGGACAGAGAGATACTCAGAACCTCTTCGACGTAGGCCCTGCCAAACCTGACCATTCACCTTCGGTTAAGTCTGTGGGTATTAAGGGTCAGCTAACGGGTTCCCGTGCAGACATCATCGTCGCAGACGATAAACTTTAACCATGTCGTCTTTAAACCCCTTAAATTCGGTGGAACTCAGTCCTAACTAGGAAAGACAATACCGAGCCGAGCTATTTAGCAGGTGTAACGACTATTATGTAGGGTCAAGTGACTCGAAAAATGGGGATACCTTTTGGTATAAGATATAGTCTGGTCTTCATAGAGATATGAAGCATCGTCAATTATAAGGAACATAACTATGTACGAAATTAACAAAACTTACGAAACTCCTAAGGGTCTTATCAAGATCCTGTCTAGAACTAAGAAGCAGAAACTTCCTAATGGTAAAGTTAAGCATCCTAGGGCTGTCATTCAGTTTGTCAAGACTGGTACAGTCATTGATGTTCAGACCTGCAACATTAAGGCAGGTAAGTTTGAAGACTTTATGGAACCCACAGTTTATGGTGTGGGCTTTCTTGGGTCTCCTATTAGAATCCCTGCTAGAGGTTCTAATAGCATCGTCCGTAAGATCTATGACCTGTGGGCTAACATGCTGAAGAGAGTCTACGGTAACTATGGGCCTCGCTCTAGCTATGTAGGCTGTGTAGTAGATCCTAGATGGCATAACTTCACCACTTTCTTGAATACTATCCATGAGGTAGAAGGATATGAAGAGTGGGAAAAGGACTCTAGCATGCACCTTGATAAGGACATTAAGAAGGGTAACTGCAAGATCTATTCTAGGGATCACTGTAAGTTTGTTTCTGCTACTGAAAACGTAGCGGATTCTCTAAAGAGACGATGGGGTAAGGCTAACGACCTTACCTTAACATAAAGGTGGAAGTTCCATCTAATTCCTTTACTCAGGTTCTTAGAGACCAGCTATTCGAGCTCGTCAAAGAGTTCGACGCTGTCCTAAAGCCTGGTGAAGGTAAGAAGATCCTGTATCTGGGAACCCCTCAGAACGAAATGAGCCTCTATAACGAGCTACAGGAGCGCGGATACACGGCTGTAATCTATCCCGCTAGGTACCCCTATGATGACTCTCATAGAGCCTCCTATGGCGATAGATTGGCCTCTATCATTGCTGACAAGTACGACAAGGATCCTAAGCATTGGGCAGGTAAACCTACAGACCCCCTTAGGTTCTCTGAAGATGATCTACAGAAGCGTGAACTGTCTTATCGTAAGGCAGGCTTCGCTCTGCAGTTCATGCTCGATACGACCCTCTCAGACGCTGATAAGTACCCTCTACGGCTTCGTGACCTGTTGGTTGGCATGTTCCCCTTAGACGAGGCCCCAATGAAGCTCACGTGGCTCCCTGAGCCCTCTAAGAGGGTTCCAGTTGACGAGTGTCCTACGATGGGCCTTAAGGGAGACTCTTACTTCTACTACCATGCCTCATCCAATGAGGTAGTTCCTTACGCACATAAGATCTTATGTGTTGACCCGTCTGGACGTGGTGAACTGTCTTGCCTCGTCCTTAAATAAAACCCTTAAATTCGGTGAACGTCTCTAAGAGATAATACCGAGCCAAGCCTAATTTAGGAAGGTGTAACGACTATTATGTACCGCTAAGTGTTAGTGGGAAACAGGGGTGAAAAAGATATAGTCTGGACTTATGGGCGACCATAAGAAAGTAATTAACAACTACTAAACATAAATATGAAAATCAACAACTTTAGAACTAAAACCCGTTTGTACAAAGTGTACCACATCCATGAAAAAGGTAATAACGACCTATCAAGTGGATATGTAGGCATTACTAGAAGATCTTTGAGTTATAGACTCTCACAACACTTCTGCTCAAAGCGTCCTGTAGGAGAAATCCTTAGGAAACTTGGCAGAGAGAATGTTGAGATAACTCTTATTAAGATGCTCCCTAAAGCTGAAGCTCTTAACATGGAATATGTGTTGAGACCTGAGCTAAATATGGGTTGGAACCGCAGGGCAGGTGGTGATGTCGCTACCGTTAGATGTCCCGTATGTGACAAGCCTATGCCTAAACGTAGAACGGGTACTGTATGTAGAGAGTGCTTTTATACTAGGTTTAAGAAGGGGGATATGCCCCATAACTACGGTACTGGCAAGCGTTATCTTATTACAGACCCCGATGGTAACACCTACACCCCAGAATCTCTTGTGGAGTTCTGTAGGGAACATGAGCTTACACCTCAGAACCTTCGTAAGGTTGCTAAGGGAACCCGTAAGCATCATAAAGGGTGGAAAGCTGTTGAAATTTCATAGAATCGAAAGACGAAACAGGTTATGCTGTTCTCTACTACCTAAATGGGTATATCTACGTCATGGAAGTAGGTGGACTGTTAGGAGGATATTCCGATGTGGTGCTTAACAAACTAGCTAAGATTGCTAAGAAGTACAGTGTCAATGAAGTAGTCATCGAAGGTAACTTTGGCGATGGCATGTACATCAAACTGTTTGAACCTGTACTTAAGAAGACCTATGATAAATGTGGGATTACTGAAGTCAAATCCTCAGGTCAGAAGGAGCTTAGGATTATTGATACGTTAGAACCTGTAATCTCTAACCATAAGATGGTGGTCACGCCTGAGTGCATCAGGAATGACTACTCTACTGTACCCGAATCTGACTACAAATATGCTTGTTTCTACCAGCTCACTCGTATCACTGTTGATAGGGGTGCTCTTATTCATGATGACCGTCTCGATGCTTTGGCCATTGGAGTCAAATACCTTGTGGACTTCATGGGCATAGATGCTGATGAAGGTATTAACGAACTAACCGAAGAATGGCTAGAGGAGTCTATGGAGTCCCTGTATGGATTCTATACGTCAAACATCGGAGGTGTTATGGTTACTGAAGATAAACACAGCCCTAAGGACACCTCTAAGGGTGTAGACAGATATAAGGATACAGGCTACACGTTTAAGAGATGATTCCTGAAATATGCTTTATTAGTATTGAACACATGTTCAGTAAATAATAAAGTCAATGTAATAGAGAAAATAGGCTGTTTCAGAATATAATCCATACTCCTAGGGGGGCTAGGAAAGACATATATAGATATACATATAGGTCTTTTCTAGTCCACCTTTTTTGTTAGAATTAAAAGTATCAAAAGCAAAAGGTATCAGTGGTGATGGAATCTTAAGAAAGTCCTTAGGATACCTATAGACCCTTATGGAAGTCCATAGACCCTTATGGGGATCCTTAGGTGCCTATAGACCCTTATGGGAATGACCTCAATGAACAATACCAATAACACCAAAAATAAAGTATTCATCACCATCAAAATCATCATTATCATCATCCTCTTTATAATGTCTTTGATTAATGGGGATGTGTCTACTGTTGATGCTCTTCTACGTACTCTTGTGACTAGCTTGTAATTACTTCCAGTTCCCCCCTTAGGTTCCCTTACGGGTTCCTGAGGGGTTTTATTTAAAAGTTATCCACAGGTTATCCACAGAGTTATCCACAGGTAACTAAGGGGATCATAAAAATTGACAAAATTTGTGAACCCACACTTAACGAGTTCACGTGCGTGGGTGCCCCCGTGGGGGTGCCTGTGGGTGCCCTCAGGTGCCCGCTGTGTCCTTTGGGGTCTTTGAGTCATCCTCAGGATACTAAAGGGTAACCTAAGGCTAGGATACTAGCTAAGGGGTTGATTTATCAGTGTTTTTTTGAGTTATCCACAGGTTATCCACAGGTTGTCCACAGGGT